GGAACGTCGAACAATACAGAAGTGAAGCAAACGTCGCTGGAGGACGAATCCGACGACTTTGTGCAGCTGGCTGGAGCGGATCTCCCGCCGGTCTATCAGGTGACGCAGCGGTACGACTGCTGGTGGAGCGAGGGATAAAGCATGCCATACACGCCCCATGATTCGAGCGGCACGACCTTCACGTTTGCAGGCACTGTCTACACCGTCACGAGCATCACCTACTCGATCACGGACAACGCTGCCACCGATCAGATCGACGTGTCACACCTGGGCCAGACCACCGGGGCGACCGTGCTGACGATGAGCCGCCCGCTCAAGGGCTCTGCTGGTGACACCGGCAAGGAAGTCTCTGTCGAGTACCTGGCTGCGTCCGGCACGCCGGTTGCCCAGGGTGCCACTGGAACGCTCGCCATCACTGGCGGGATCACGCTGAGCGTGACCGCCACGTGCAAGTCTTCCAGCGTCACGCTGACGGTCAACGACGCCGTGCGTGGTTCCGCTTCCTTCCAGGTGCCGTAGTCGCACGGAGGCTTACCCGTGGCGGCTCATAGCACTGGCATCTCTGTCACGTTTGACGGCGTGGCGTTCTCCGAGGTTTCGGAGCTGTCGTGGCAATACGGCGGCGGCCCAGCCAAGGGACGCTCATCGCTGTGGACCGATGAGGTCGGCACGGTCACTGTCGGCTGCATGGGCACGGCCAACATCACCACGGCGAAGTACGGCACCAGGGCTGACATCGTCATCACTGGCGGCGGCGCTGGCTTGACGAGCAAGGCAGTCTATGAGGGCTTGAGCGTCGCGCCCGAGTTGAACGGCGTAACCCGTTACACCGTGACGTTCAGACTTTTGGATGGGTGACATGGGACTGAAAGAACAGATCAAGGCCGCAAGCGTTCGCAAGCCGCTCCAGGTCCACGTGAAAGAGTGGGGCTTTGACGTGCACGTCCGCGTCATGAGCGTCGGCGAGCGGGACGCGTGGGAACTCGCGTGGATCGACATCCGCAGCAAGGGCATGGAGAAGTTCCACAACTTCCGTGCGTTCTATCTCGTACGGACTCTCTGCGACGAGCACGGCGCACGGATCTGGAAAGACGATGAGATTTCCGAGGTGGCCGATCTCGACGGTGCAGTTATGGGCGAACTGTTCGACATCGCACAGAAGCACAACAAACTCACGGAGGCGGACGTAGTCGAACTCGCCGGCGAGCTTTAGCGCGAGACCGTCGCGGCAGTTCCTGTTCATGTTGGCCGGGCATCTAAAGATGACGGTCGGCGAGCTCGAGCAGCGGATGGATTCACGCGAGCTGTCGGAGTGGCTGGCCTTTGCACGCTACTTCCAGCCGCTCGACAACTCATGGGCTCAGACTGGAGTGTTGGCCAGTGCAGTGCTGGCACCGCACTCACGCCGAGGCCAGTGCCCAAAGCCGAGAGACTTTATTCCGACCGAAAGACCACCGCAGCACAAGACGCAGATGCTCGACGTGCTGGCTCAGATGAAGATCGACTTGGACGGCAAATGACATGAGCACGGCACTCGGACTAGCGATGCAGATCAGTGCCAATACGGCACAGCTGGCCCAGGCCGTGGCCGATGTGAACCAAAAGCTGGACTCCATGGGCGAGGCCGGCAAGAAGGCGTCGGCCGATCTTGGCACGCTGAAGAACATTGAGATTGGCAAGTTGGCCCTGGGCGGGCTCCAGGCTGCCACGTCTGCTTTTCTTAGTCTCTCGGGTGCCGTGACTGGTGCCGTCACTTCTGTCACGTCTTTCGCCTTGAGTGTTGGCGAAGAGCTCGACGCGTTGAACGACGTGGCCAACCGCACCGGCGTCGGCGTTGAGGCGTTGCAGGCTTACGCCAGGGCGGCCGCTGACACTGGCGTGAGCGTGGAATCGTTTGCCAAGCAGATCCAGAAACTCACGATCAACATTGGCAAAGCGACGCTCGACGAGAAGGCGCAAAAGAAGTTTGAAGAGCTCGGCATCGTGTTCACCGATCTCAAGGCCGCTACGCCGGAAAAGCAGTTCGAGATGGTTGTCGATGCGTTGGCTGGCATTGCCGATCCCGCCGAGCGTGCCGCCAAGGCCGTGCAGTTCTTTGGCAAGGGCGGCATCGAACTCGGCGAACTCTTCACGCTCGGGCCTGGTGCTCTGACGCAGATGCGGGAAGAGGCTGTCTCGCTGGGCCAGGTGGTGAGCGAGGACGCCGTCAAAGCCATCGACAGCATGAATGACTCGTTTGCCACCGTCTGGGCAACGGTCAAAGGGCTGGCAGGGTCGATCCTGGGCGAGCTTGCTGGCCCGATTAGCACGATCGCTCAAGAGCTTCTGGGCGTGATTAAGCAGGCCGGGCCGCAACAGATCGCCCAGCAGGTGGCCCAGGGGCTTCTGGATTTCATCCAGTTGGCCGGAAATGCGTTCTTGGAACTGGCAAAGTTCGTCGAGGCTTTCGTCAAGAAGTTCGCCCCGATCCTCGGTTTGGACATTCGCACTGAGGCCCAAAAAGAGCTTGATAATCTTCGTGACCAGCAAGCTGCTGCAAATCGAGTTTCCGCTGGCGCAGGCGGCATGGGCGGTGTTGGATTGCCAGGACTGCGCACGCCTGAACTTACGGCCGAGCAACTGCAACGCATACAAGACCTGGAGCGGCAGGTTGCGGCCGAAGCCTCTGGCGGAGTGCTGCGAGAGTTCCAGGCCAACTTCAATGCAGCCGTAGACACGGCACGCCAGAAGCTAGACGAGAAGATGCAGGCCGGCACGCTCACGGAAGAGGACAGAAAGCTGCAGGAAGCCCAGCTGCGTGAGCTCCAGCAGTTCAACAGGAACGGCCAGATCGGCACCGTGGAGATCCTCAACTAGCCATGGCCGTCATCTCCTACCGCGAAGTCATCCCGCGTACAGCCTCACACAAGTTCGGAGAGGCTCCGACTGCGGAGCGGAAATACATCGTCACGGTCGATGAGCCGACGCCGACGCAAACGCTGGTCAACGCTGTCGGGATTTTCCACGCGGCCGCCCACCCCGAGTTTTCGTACCTCAGGTGCCTCAACATTCAGGTCACGGAGACGGATCGACATCACGCCGAGATCACGTACAGCTACGAACTGCCGAAGCAGGAAGAACTCGACCCAAATCCGCTGGCACGTCCTGACGTGTGGTCGTTCTCGATTGGCGGTGCCCAAGTGCCGGCCCTCGTCTACTACGACGGCAGTGGCAACGGAAGCCGTCTGCCGCTTGTGAATGCGGCGGGCGATTTCTTTGAGGGGCTGACCACGCTTGAGGCCGAAGTTAGGGCGTCGATTTCTGGCAACCGGCCGACGTTCCCGCTGGCCAATGCGTCGGCGGTCACGAACAGCGTGAACGCATCGCCGTACCTTGGCGGTGCCGCTCACACCTGGCTGTGTGCTGGGATCAGCGGGCAGCAGGCCACTGAGGTGGTGAACGACGTGGAGTTGCGGTATTGGCAGATCACCGTCGAGCTCGTCTATCGGGCCAGCGGCCACGATCTGCTGTTGCCCCACGTTGGGTGGCACTACGTAACGAACAACGGCGGCTCAAAGTTTCGTACGTTTGTGCGAAGCAAGGATGGGACCGACGAGGACGCGTCTGCGCCGCAACCTCTCAACAGTGATGGATCGCAGAAGTACGTCGGCGGAACCTCTGGCCCGCCCGACATTCTGACGCGACGCGTCTACCCAGAAGCAGACTTTTCCAATTACTTCGGCACGCCGCCGTTCTAAGGAGCACCGATGCCCGACATCAGTTACACGATCACCGGCCAGGTCAGCAAAGGTGCCCTGTCGCAGTCCTTCGCTGCGTCTGGCGTCACGGCCAATATCGCCACGGCTGGCGTGCTCTCGGTCACGCTGAACCTGGGCACGGCCGTCACGCAGATTTCCACGGCCACTCTCGGCTCGCTTGGGCTGTGTTTCGCCCGTTCGCTGGCAAGTGCCACGACGCATACGGTGAGCTTCGGCCGCTACGCTGGCGCGACGCTGCACGAGACGGCCCGGCTCAAAGCTGGCGAGGCCGCAGTGCTGCGGCTTGCGGCAGGGGACTACGCCGCCAAGGCGGCCGTCGAAGGCACCCGCCTGGTGCTCACCGTCTACGAGGACTGAGCCGTGGCACAAAAGCCAGACGGCAAAGCCGCGAAGGCTGAGCGGGTGACATTCACTCGCCCGGCGGCTGAGCGTATTGCCAAGATCGTGCGTCGCGTCGAGCAAGGCGACCGTGGGGCGGAGCCGCTGACATTTGACCGAGCGGGAGGAGGCTCGCAAACCAAGCAAATACGCGTCTGTACTTTCACCGGGTCGTGGAGCATCAACCAGACAAAAACCCTGACGTTCCAGGGTGTCACGGCGACCCCGAATACCGTAGTCGCCACGAATCAACTGTTCACAATCGGCGACGCCTGCGAAGAACAAGTCGCCTACATTGGCAAAGTTTCGTCGCCTGGGCCTGCCGGCG